CCGTGGATCTTTAGCCGCGTACCAGAATTGGGACGAACCAGCACAAAGTCACCGACTTTGCACGAAGGCCCACTGGGGAAGCGCAGTGGATCTTTGTAGCAGTCTGGTCCCATCTTGGCGACATACAGCACCGGGCTCATTACCTCTTCAAAGTGCATGGTCTGCCCTGCTTTGACCAGCCCACTTTCGTACTCTTTTTCCGCTTTGGGCAGAACGCAGAGCAAGTGGTAGGTCACCGGATCAGGCACTTGTCGGGCCTTTTCCTCATCAGTTTGCGGCAACACGGTTGTGTTTTGGCCGTCGCTCAGGAGTAGTTCACTCATCGTCGTTTTCCATCTTTCGCACAAGGTCGGTTATGAAAGCATGAGCGCGTGAAAGACCCTGGATTTCACCCGTCATGAATTTGTACTCGGCAAAATCTTTTGCCGCACCTGAGATAAGCGCCTGCGCGATGGTTTCGCGGCGCTCTTCCAGTTCTTTGATAACTACGTCAAACGCAGTAGTCATGGTTACTCCTTAGCCTGAGGTTTTTGCTGACGCATCATCTGCTGCCGAGTTTTGATCGCATCGGTCTGCATTTGCTGCCTCATCTTTTGTTGGTGAATTTGTTCCTTCTGTTGAAGCTCCTGCTGCGCCCGCATAGCCTTTAGCCGGGGGTCTTCCCCCTGATTTTTCTGGGCCTCAAGCTGTAGCCGTTGCGCTTCAAGTTGCAGCTTTTGCTGCGCAATTTGGAAGTCCATCTGGTCGTTTTGAGCTTTACGTTGCATCTCGGCTTGCTTGAGTTGCAGTTCAGCTTGAGCCATTTGCAATGCAGGGTCTTGTGCCTGTTGCTGGGCTTGCTGCTGCTGCGCTTTACCCATGTTGCTCTGAAGCAATTGTTGAGCCGCCTGGGCCACCAGACGAGACAACTGAACTTCTGTCTGCTCATCCAGTTCTTGGTCCGGCACTGTCATCGGAACGCCAAGTTGTTGCTCAATTTGCTGCCTGTAAGCAAACGCCATGTGCTCTGCGATGTGAGCCATCACTGCGCCCATCATCTGCTGCGCCATTGGGTTCTGGCCCATCATTTGCATGATCATCGGGTCTTGCATCATGCTCATGTGGGTTGTGATATGCGCTTGGTGATCTTGGTAAATGAACGCCTTTGTAGGCTTACCTGTCAGGAAACTCATGTTCTCTGACACAGGATCTCGGGGCTTCTGATCGTCTTCAACCGGGACCAACTTCTCTGCGTTCTTAATCCCCAAAACTTCCAGCATCTGCCTGTGGAGTTGGGGCAGATCGTAAATTTGCGGGGCACCTTGGGCCAACTGAAGAGCAGCTTGATACTGCATGATCCGCTGCGCCATCGTGGCGGCATTGGGATCGCTGACTGGAATTACCTCTACTACATCGTAGTCAGCCTGCTTAACAGATCGATCACCACCTTCCGGGGTGTACGGATACGAGGTTGGCAAAAAGTCCCGAATGATCCCCTTTAGGAGTTTGAACTCCATGCGCAAACTTGCGTGTACACGAGCCTGTACAGCGCTCATGGTCTTGAGTTGACGCTCAAGAATAGCCAGCGTGGTGCCTACAGGTGCCTGGGCAGACATATCGCTGATCTTGAGATCTGCAATTGCCGCTAGTCTGCGCCCATCCTCAGTAATTGACTGAAGCAATGCAGCCAAAACTTGGCTTGGCTCCTTGTAAGGAAGCGGCATGATGTTGTCACGCACACTTCCAGAAGCAATATCCACATCTCTAAACTCACCCGGAGCAATCGGGGTGTCATCGCCCTTAATCCGCAACCCACGAGCCTTTAGGCCACCGGGCAAATTTGACAGGGTTCCGGCATCCACTAATTGCCGGATGATGGAAGTGCCAGCGCGAGCATAACCACCAATAAGGTGGATATAACCCAGACCATAAGCGCCAAAACCAGGAATATACGTGTACTGGACGAAGTGCTGTCGCTTGAGTTTCTTGTCGTCGTCTTCGTTCCAGTTTCGCCGGATGGATAGGACGGTGTTGGTTCCTCTTTCGACCGTGACCACATACGGCAAAGGAACTTCATCTTCGTACCCCGGCATGTCCCAGTCTACGTGGATCTCCAGAACCTGATACCGATCATCGTCAGTCAGGGTATACCCTTGTTCTTCTGCCTTTTTCTTCTCAATGTCAGTGAAGAACCTGACAGGCTCACCCAGTTCTACGTCTTTGTAGAAACCTGCTACCTGTAATTTCTTGATCTCATTCTCAGTTTTGCGCATGACATGGGTCACACGCTCGGCTGTGTAAACATTTGACGCCCCGTAGGGCATGATCAGGTCTTCAGCCGGGACAAATGGAGCCGCAGGCAGTTCCGTGCTCGGGTTCGGGTAGATCTTCTTGAAAGCAGCGCCAGAAAGGCCAAGGGAGTACAGCATCCGCTCATGCTCGGACCTGTAATCAATCATCCGCTCGGTCAGCATGTAGTTCATGTCGTCACGAACTCGCTCTGCTGCTTCTTCTTTCAGTCGGTCAATCGCGCCAATGATCTGCGTCTTGACCGGACCTTGAGCCGGGAAGGTCTCGGTGATCATTTCCGACTGGAAACGGATCGCTGCCTCGGTCAAAAGTGGTGAATACACCCCACAAGCCCCGTTCCAGGGCTCTGTGCGCTCCTCATACTTCATCCCAAGGACTTCTAAGCCCTTGACAAACATCTCTGTCCAGTCCTTGCGACTGTTGATGTCTGCGTCCACGAGATTTACAAGCTCTGAAGCCAAAGACTGAAGCTCACCTTCGTCCATGAACTCCGCAAGGTTGGCGTCAAACTCCTCTGCCGTCTCAATTTCCGGCATCAAATCAATCTCAACGCCATCAATCCCAATTTTTACCCCCTCAGGATCTTCAATTTCAATCTCAATCGCGGGCTCATCGCCCATCAAGCCCATGTCCAAGGGGATCAGAGCGGTGTCAGTGTTGGTTGCCATGTTGTGCCTTCAGAATCAGTAGTAGGAGACGTTCCGGCGCTTATGCATCGGTTCGTCTTTCTCATCGCTGTCAATTGCAATGAACCCGCCCTGTCTAAACCTCATCAAAGCCTGACTGGACGAGTCCACAAGGTCATCATGGTCCCCATTTGGGAAAGAGGCCATCTCTTCCATGACCTCTTCTGCCCATCTTTTCTCCGGGCACCACACCACCCCTGATGCAAACAGGTCTGCGATTGAATTTACACGGGCTATCTTATCGCTGCCTTTGCCCGGTGTGTACTCCGAAAGCGGTATTCCCATCTTTCTCATCTCATAGATCAAAGGAGCACCCGCTGCCCTCTTTTCCACGATCAAAGTGTCAGGATCCCACTCCTTCCACATCTCAAATGCCTTCTTTTTAAGATCCGGGAACTCCAAACGAGCCTTGTAGGCATCCAAAAGGATGATGTTGGGCCTCAAATCACCATGTTTATTAGGGTGGTCAAACACACCCCACGTTGTACAAGCTGAGAAGTCAGCCCTGTTGTTCTTCTCAAAGGCCGTGTCCCAGCTTTGGATGATGTATTCGCACGGCGGAGGCGCTTCTTGGTCCCAAATCTGCCACTGTTCACGCTTGACAATGGCTCCACCCTCAGAAATTGGGTTCTGCTGGTACTGAGCCTCCCATTTCGCCACTGGAAGCTCAGCCTTGAGCGATTCCAGGGCCTCTTTTGACCAAAATCCAGGCCAAAGAGGATTGCCAGAGGGCAATATGGCAGGAAATTCAATGACTTCCCACTGATCAGAGCCGTCTCTTTCTGCCCCTTTGAGGATCTGCCCCGCCAAATCCTTCTTAGACCAGCGGGTCATCACAACAATGATGGCCCCTCCAGGCTGTAAACGCTGCCGAGGACCAGATGTATACCACTCATACACGCCGTCATAGACCTCAGGATTGCCTTGCTTTGCCTCCTGTTCACTGTGCGGGTCGTCAATGATCAACAGATCCGCACCCTTGCCCGTCACAGCACCGCCAACACCAATAGCGAAGTAGTCCCCGCCTTTGTGGGTGTTCCATCTGCCCGCTGCTTTGGAGTCGCTAGACAGCTTTGTGTCAAACACCTTGGCATATTGTTCACTTTGCACAAGGTTTCTTACTTTTCTGCCAAACCCCACTGCCAATTCCGCAGTGTGGGCGGTCTGGATGATCTTTTTCTCAGGGAACTTGCCCAAGAACCAACTCGGAAGCAAGTACGAAGCAAACTCAGACTTGGTGTGCCGGGGAGGCATGTTGATGATCAACCTCTTCAACTCCCCAGCAGCAACCCTCTCAAAAGCCTCCGCCATGATCTGATGATGCCGCCCAGAGATAAACCCAGGCCACATCTGCCTGACAAAAAACAAATAGCTCTCCCGGCACCTCTCAACTCTGTCCATCTCCAACAAGGCAAAGATCTTGTTCCGCTCAACCTCAGGCACCTTGTCCACAACCGCAAGGTACTGCCCAATCTCCTGCTTAGACAACAACGTCACAGACTCACCACCTCATCAATAGACCTGTCCACAACCTTCACGCCATAAAACCTCCCAGGGGCCACCTTGAGGTGGCCCTCCTTCTCAAGCCTCTTCACAATCCTGTGCATGTTCGCTTTTGATTTCAATCCCAAGCTCTTAGCCATCACCTCATAAGAAGGCGATACCCCATGCCTCTTGATGTAAGCCCTGATGAAATCAAGAACCAACTGCCACCTGTCTGTCACGCCTTCTCTCCTCTTCTGCCATTCCACGCAAAGCAGCACTCGCCATCCTGCACTGAACCGCTGCCTCCAAAGCAAACTCAATCGCCTTGTCAAACTCTCTGTTCAAAGCAGCATTGTGCAAATCCTTCAGAGCCTTCTCCGCCAATATTGTTGGCATCGCATAGTCATTGATGGGAGTGTAAACGGTTGTTTCCATGCGAACAATATCTTTCTGAAAAATATATACCCCCGGGGGGTGTTGATTGGCGGATGAAGGGGGGGGTTTGTATGGAGGGATATTTGGGGGAGTGGATTAGAGCGTAGTACGCGGGAGGGTGGTCAGTCATGCACAGCGGGGGGTCCGGTGCCGGTGGGTTCCCCGCCCCGCCGTTTACGCCTCGCCCCCCGTGCAAACGCTGATCTGTGTACACGCGCCCGCGTGACCTGCGCCCGCCTCGTGCTGCCCCGCTGCGCCCTGCTGCCGTTTACGCATCGTCGGTGCCTGTCCGTTTACGCGTCGTCAGCCCCACTAGCTTGAGGTGCCCGCTCAATGCGGCCTTGAGTTCAGCGGCGGTGAGGGGCTTGTCTGCTGCCTGCTGAACATCCCGGAACATGCCTGCACTGCGTCCCAGCAACTCAAGGGCTTTCAACCTGCTGCCCTCTTGTGCTGCGGTCTTGCTGAGTGCCACCAACTGCCTGACCACGTGCCTCCGCATTGCCTGCGGGTCATCTGTCAATGCCTCTTGTGTCTCCTCCCAGGCTTCCCGGACCAGTTTCGTGATCCGTTCATCCTTCATGAGTCGCGCTGCGGTGGCGCTGATGCTCTGGTCATTCGCTTGGGCGTTTGGGTATGCGTCTCGGTACGCCTGTCGCAGTGACTTACCCTGGATCACCCCTGCTGCGAAGGCCTGCTGCTGGACCGTCAAGGGACGCTGACGCTTCCACTCTGCAGTTCCTACTACTTGTCCATCCCCTCTGATCTTTGGTGCTTCTGCGGCATCGGCCATCTGTTCCGCTTCGCTGTAGGTGTCCGGGCCGTCTAGTGTGTAAACGTCCCCGTCGTCTCCCTCATCCTGGCCCACTGAGTCCAGGGCCTGCATGTAGTCCTTGCCTGTCACATTGCTCACGGTTCTCACCCTCCGGGCTTTGCGCCCCTTGCTCACTATCGCCACCCTTGCCGCTGGCGGCATTCGTTCGCAATGTTATCCACAGGTTATCCTTTTTGCAAGAAGTTATCCACAGCCTGTGGATAAGCCTTTGTTTGTGCTTAAAAATGAGGCATTACCTATAGAGCAACTGTGGATAACTTGTGAACAACTCGCTAGACGCCGCGATCTTTCTTTTTTGATACCCAGGTAAGGGTGACCCCCTTGAATCGCTCCTAGGCCGTTTTGACGCGTTTTAGAGGCATGTCCATTTATACAGGAAAGACCCCCGACATTTACTCGGGATTGCATGCCGTGCTACTCGCGCATATGCGCCGCATCACGCGCACATCACGCGCACGCGACTTGTGGTCTAGAGCCCCTTCCGTCCGCCCCCTGTGGTGCTAGTGCTATCCCCTCGCACACACCTATTGACCGCACCGGTTTACACCGTTATGCTCGCGGAGCCCGCAAGGGCCCACGCAGCGGTGATCGCAGCGGCGGAACAAGAGAGAGAAGCAACATGCATACGACCCGTGAGTCCTGGTTGGCCGCAGCGGTGGCCCTGGTCCGTCCCCGCGTGGAGACATTCGCAGGCGCAAGCCTGCCCGCCCGTATCCGCATTGCCTGCGGGTTCCCCAGCACCTTCACCCGCTCCGGCACCCTGGCGGAATGCTGGGCCGACACCGAGAGCGCCGATAGCACGTTCGAGGTGCTGATCTCCCCGACCCTGGCAGACCCGGCATCGGTGCTAGCCCAGGTGCTCGGGGCCATCGCTCACACCGCACCCGGGGCCATGAGCCCCACCAGCAACGCATATGCAACGCTGGCGATTGACCTGGGGTTGTGCCCGGCGGGCGACTCATGGCGGCAGGTTCAAGGGTCCGAGGACTTCGCGCAGACCTATGCCCAGGCATTGCAGTACCTGGGCGCATACCCCCACGCTGCCATCCTGACGGGCAGCAAGAAGACGCAGACGACACGCATGTTGAAACTCACTTGCCCCTTGTGCGGTTACACGATCCGCACTAGCGGCAAGTGGATCGCCACCGGGCTTCCCGTCTGCCATGACGGCACCGAGTTCCAAGCAGACGCAGCAACCGAAGGGGAAGAGCAATGAACCAAGCACAAGCCCAGGCAGCCCTGGCTGCCATCTCCATGTCCACCCTGTTGCCAGCCTACCGGGCAGCAACGGGAGACAACACCAGCACCGTGAGCCGCGCCCAGGTCATCCAGGCCCTGGCCGCCCGCGTGGCGCAAGGCGTCATCACCGTGGCCGGTGTCCGTAACGGCTACGTGGCAGCAGATGCAGCAGGCGTACCCGCTGCAGCGCCCACTGTCGGCTCCGAGGCCGCCCGCCTCAATGCCAGCATGGGCAAGCCCGCGCCCGCCGCCCAGGCACCGACCCCGGCAAACCCCGCCCAGGTGCGCCTCGCCGCCCAGGTTGGAGCCGTGGAGCTTGAGGTCTCCGGACTGCGCCAGACCATGGCGACCGCAAGCAGCGAGATTCAATCCCTCGACCAACGACTCGCCAACATCGGGCAGCAGGCTGCGGGGGTCAATGGCCGCCTGGGCCAACTGGGCACCGACATTTCCAACCTGTCCGCCCGCCTGGACGCTGGCACTCATGCCGCCCAGGCTGAGACCAAGAGCCTACGCGCCCAGGTGCAGACCCTGGCCGACTCACTGGGCACGATGCCAGTAGAGGAGATCAGGGCAGCAATGAGGCAGGCAGTCGCTGATGCTTGGGGCCCGGTCCGCGCCGCAGCAGAGGCCAACAGCACAGAGGCCGATGTCCGCGCCCAGGTGGCCGGTCCTGCTGGCCGTGCTAGTGCTCTGGACGTCTTCGGGGTGGATGCCCGCGATGCTCGGGGCCGTCCGCTCATGTTCTCCACCTGGGCAGACACTGCGCCCCCGGTGGATGCCTGCCACATTTGGACCGAGCCCGTGCTTAGGATGCTGGCCCTGGCCGAGGCTACCGGGCGCAATGCTTGGCTTGCTGGCCCCGCCGGGGTCGGCAAGAGCCAGACCGTCCAGCAGTACGCCGCCCGCACTGGCCGCGCCTTTGAGCGCTTCCAGATGCACAAGCTGGCAGGGGTGGACGACTTCCTCGGGGCCGTGGGCATCAAGGGAGGGGATACCGTCTTCCAGCCGGGTCCGATCCTTCGCGCCTTCACCACGCCCGGTACCATCTGCCTGATCGACGAACCCGCGACCGGGTCGCCTGCGGTCATGGCAGTGCTCAATGGCCTGCTGGAACCCGGTCAACCCCGCATCTCCCACGGGGAGAAGGTTTACACGCGTGCCCTGGGGACTCTGTTCTTTGGTGCCGACAACTCCAACGGACAAGGCGACACGGGCGGCAGGTTCGCTGGCGTTCAAACGATGAACACCGCGACCATGGATCGCTTCTCCTTTGTGGTGCCGCTCACCTATCTGGACCCGGCAGACGAAGCCGCCGCCCTGGTGCTGCACACCGGGTGCAGCCAGAAGATGGCCGACCACGTAATCCAAGCCTTCACCATGGCCCGCGCCAAGGTGGAGACCGGCGACCTGATCGACCCGCCCACCTTCCGGCAGGCTATCGCCTTCACCCAGGCTTGCAGCGTGCTCCCGCCTTCCGAGGCTTGGAGAGTGACCATCGCTGCCCGTCAGCCGATGGAGTCCCAGGTCGCACTGGCCGCGATCTACTCCGCCGCTATCGACGAAATCACCATCACCAACGAGGCCGCATGATGAAAATCGAAAACCTGATGTCCCGCCCCACCGTCCGTGGTTTCGAGGCCCGCGCAGGCCTGGAGAGCTTCGGGGCGATGCTCTGCAAGATGTGGGGCCTGCCCCCCATCACCGTGACCTGGGGGCCGATATCGACCGCATGCATTGACCAGCAGGGCAACATCACCCTGGCAGACATCGCAGACGATGCCACCGTCACCCGCACCGAGGTTGCCCGGTATGCCGGTTTTTTGCTGCATGAACTGCTGCACCGCCGCTATACCGACTTCAACGCCCGCGATGGCCGACCCTACGTTGACCGTTTACACAATGCCATCGAAGACGCCTGGATTGAATCCCGCTGCATCCGGGAGGGGTTGACCGGCAACGCCCGTGGCCTGCTGCATCAACTGATCCGGGGCATGGTGGACGATGCCCCTGCGGGGGTGGACTGGTCTGCCGTCCCTCAATACCCCTTCAGCCTCGCCGTCTACCTGCGCCAGTACGGGGTCACCGTGCCCGTGCCCGCCTCGCTGATGCCCACCTATCGGGAAGCACTGCGCCGCCTGCCCGCCTGCACCAGCAGCAGTGACACCCTCGCCCTGGCTCAATGGGTCTTCTCGCAGATGCAGCAACCCGAGCAGAGCAGCAAGCCCGAAGACCAGCAGCAGGGCGACCAGACCGGCGACGGACAAGGCGACGGACAAGGCGACCAGACCAGTGACCAGCAGGGCGACCAGCAAGGCCAGCAGCAGGGCCAGGATGGGGCCGGGGATGACGGGGAAGGGCAGGGCGACACCCCGGCAGACGCTGGCAAGGCCGGGAAGCCCCGCCCCAACAGCCGCAGCATGGAGGTCGAGCCGCAGGGCCCTGCCCCCAAGGGTGACACGGGCGGCACCTTCACCGCCCAGGCAAACGAGGCGGGATGGCCCGAATCACAGCAGGCCCGCTCCCTTGATGTCGCGATCCCGGGTGGCCTCCGGTATCAGGTCCGCAGGCTTTTCGAGAACACCGCTCAGGATTGGGTCGAGCCGGGTTACCGCTCAGGTCGCCTGAACCCTGGCGCACTGCACCGGGTGCCCAACGGTGGCGAGGATGTCTTTACACGCCGCTTTGAGCGCGACGGTATCGATTCCGCCGCCGTGCTGCTGCTGGACATGTCGGGGTCAATGTGGGGCGCTCTTGACAACAACGTCGTCAGCAAGATCGACGTTGCCGCCGCCTGTACCTGGGCACTGGCCGAGACCCTGATGCAAGCCGGGGTCGATGTCGCAATCCTGGGGTTCGACAATGACCTGTACCGACTGCGCGACTTCGGCAGCACCCCAGCCCTCAAGACCCGCGCCACCCTGGAGCGCATCCGCACGGGCGGCAGCACAAACGATTACGCCGCTATCCGGCTGGCCCATCAGATGCTGCTGCGTCATCACGCAACCCGCCGCGTGGCCTTCGTTTTGGGCGACGGTGTAGGCGACCGCGCCAACGCATCCCGACAGGTGACGCAGGGGGAGAACCTGGGCATTTCGACTATCGGGATTGGCATCGGGTACGACGTCCGCAGCGTTTACGGTGCTGGTTCTGTCCGGGTTGACCGGCCCGCAGACCTGGGACGGGTTGCCTTCCAAAAAATGAAGGGGGCAGCATGACCCCCGACGACAAGGTGGGGCTGGCAGCGCTGGCCCTCTTGATCCTGGCCCTGGCCCTGGTATGGGCCGGGGTGATTTGAAACCAGTAGGCCCCGCAGGGGGAAGGAGAAGCAGCATGCAATGGAAATGCCTCAGAAGGCCCCGCGAGATGCAAGGGCACAAATTCTTTGCCGACCCGACCGGGCGCATAGCCCTGGCGGATTGGTCAGGTGACACGCCAGACCAGACAGACGACGGGGTGCTCTGGCTTGATCCCAAGCGACCGATCCGCATCAATCTGGAGGGGGAGCGTTTACACGCATTCATTCCCCTGCTTGACCGGCACGGGGGGAAGACCTACACGGTGTCGGACATTCGCACCGCTGACTTCGCCCAGAAGATGGGCAAGATGACCGTGAAGGTGTCCAGCACTGACCTGCTGGTGCTGGTCAACATGATGGAAGATTCCCGCGCTTTGGAGGGTGTGTAAACATGAAACACGCGCAATGGTTTGCCGATGGCAATTACATCGGCCCCGCAGAACTGCCCACGCTGATAAGGGTGAACACGGCCCCAGGCATGGAGCGGGAGGAGGTGGAATCAATCGCCCGCCTGATTGCCGCCGCGCCTGACCTGCTGGCGGCGCTGAAAACAGTGGCGGACTATTGGGCAGGCGGGGACGTGCCGCCTGAAATCGACGCACTGATGCGGGCTGCTATCGCCCAGGCTTTGGAGGGTCAGTAATGAGTGTAAACAACCAAGCCCTGGACATCCTGCACGACATCATTTCGGGCAGGCGTGAAGCCTGGGATGTCCTGTTTGCGGTGGCGAAGCACAACCCCGCAGTTCTGGTGGAGGCAGTGTCGCCAGATACGGCTTTTGTCGGGTCAGTGCTGGAGGCCATCAGGCATGGCAACCGAATCGAAGCAATCAAAGCCGTTCGGGTCAAATTCGGCTGCGGCTTGAAGGAGGGTAAAGACCTCTGCGACGAGGCGGCAAGAAAACTGCCTGACGAAATAGCGGCTGGCCGGGTAATCCTGGGTGGCCCTATTCCCTTTTGATGTGTAAACAGGAGAAGCAACATGAAGCGCAAAGCAATCGTTACCGAGACCGTCACTTATCACATCGAATTTGATGTGCCTGAAGGGGCAGATGATGATGAGATTGAATACTTCGCCCACGACGAGTGGGGCAACGACCCCGACCGTGACCCCGATGATTATGAGTGCGACATTGAAGTCGTTGATGTGTAAACAGGAGGCAACATGCGAGTGGAAATAGTCAATGGCCGAAAACTTTTGTGCGGCCAAATCCTCAAGCCTGACCAATTGGCAGTCGGCCAGACTTGGGCACCTGCCAGCGGCTCAGACCGCACGGTGAAGATCATCGGCATCAATGGTGAGTGGGTGCGCTACGAATGGGAAGGGTCAACCGTGTCCCATGAAAAAGATGCCTTCTCATTTCAATGCCGCTATTGCCTTGTATTGTGATGTGTAAACAAATGATCAAGGTCATCACCAACCGCGCCCCGGCGTTTCTCAAAGCCGCCTACGCAAACCCGGAGGTGGATTTGCAGAACCACTCCGGGTTCATTGACCCACAAGAGAAGTTCATCGAATGGGATGGGTCATGGGTCATCCGAGAGATGACAGCAGAGCGTGTGCCCCGCTTTGTGTCCCGATGTCAGACGCTAGAGGCGGCGATATACAAGATGAGCCAACGATGAAAGCCCCTTCGGGGGCTTTTTTGTTTGGTTGTCTAGGTTTCCTAGGCCCCTCAGGTAGCTCACCCCATGAGCTACTGTGTAAACGCGCAATTATGTAAACGCAAATAAGGCTCGCTAAAAAATGTCGCGTTAAGCAAAATCGCAAAAGCCGGGAAAGAAGAAAAAAAGGCCCGCGTTGCCGCAGGCCCAGCGATCCGACCCTTTGGGCCGACCGTGTTGGGTCATCGGCGTGGCTCGGGCCACCCCGGGTCATACACCACTTCATTCCGAAACCTTTCCAGCCTGCGCTGTGCCGTGTTGGCTCTTGACTGCGCCGCCCTCACGAAGCTGCTTGGTGCCTCTTTGACTGATTGCAAATCAGACAATGATGCGTTTGCATCATCCTTTGCCGCGACAAGCATTGCCTCAATTTCGGAGGCCATTTTTTTATTCATCATCAGAACTTGTCCAGATTCTCGGAGTAGGTGCCTGATGTCTTGTTGTACAGCAGGGAGGTCTCCCCTTGGGTTCCGACCCACCGATACCGGCATTTCCAGACTGCTATCTCCACCCACTGCTCTTGGCGGTGAACGGTGATCCCGTTGTCTGTCTTCGCCCACCATGCCATTGACCCGCTGATGCTCATGCCATCCGGGCGGGGCTGTTCCACACCTGCGCGATTGATCTTGCTGGGGTGGGCGATAAAGAACGTGTGAACATCATGAGCCTTGCAGAACTTCTGCACCCGGGTCAGCATGTTGCTGATCGCCTCAGTCTCAGTGGTGTTGTCTCTGTTTAAGTCGATGTAGTTGTAGGGATCAATGATCAATCCCCGCACGCCCATGCGTTTAACTGCAACGCGGGCACGGTCGAGGATGCTGTCGAGGGTGTTGGGTTCCTCGCCCTGAGAGTCTATGAAGAGGAAATGCTCCTTGACCCACGCGAATGCGGTGTCTCTTTCGTGTTGGGTCATCCGCTCCTTGCCCTCAAAGAACCTCTTCTGCGTGTAGATCTCCATCAGGCGGGTGATGTGGATCTCAGGCTGGTTCTCAAAGCTACAGACTGCGAACTTCCAGTCATTGGCCCGCGCTAGATTGACCATGACCTGATCAATGAAGTTGCTCTTGCCACTGGATGGGTATCCAGTGACCACAGTCAACTGCCCCGGTGCCACTGTGTAAATGCTGTCTACTGACGAGTAGCCGGTTGAGAATCCCTTGCCTGTGCCCTTGGTGAAGAGATCGTTTATACGATCCTCATAGGTCCCGGCATCAGACAGTCCTGACACTGGATACGGCTGCGCTTTCTCGATTACCTCCTTGACGCTATCGGCTCCCTGCCGTGTTGGGTCAAGGAAGATGTCGTTTAAGTCCTTCGCATCAAACTTGGCGACCCGGCATTTCTCTTTGCCAATCCGCCTTGCGAGTTCTTCTGCTAAGGCCTGCCCTGGCCCATCCTGATCTGTTGCCAGCACCACATAAGGCACTGCGTCAATGATCTCCCGGGCGTTCCA